CTATTCTTGATCTCTAGTTTTTAAGCCGACCATTGCGCGCAGTTTGTCCTCATCAGCCTGTAGTGCCGCTTCCTGCACGTTCATCGTGAGCGCTAGGTATTGCCACATAAGGTATACGCCGAACGACCACGCCTTTGCGGTTTCCGAGTTTGTGTCTGTAACCTTTTGGACTGTCCGCACCTGGTCAAACGCTGCTTCGGTCAGTTTTCGGTAGCTCAGGCCTTTCGACGCTTTTTCGTTACGTTGCGTCAATAGCTTCTCCAGCTGCTCAACTCGCTTTTCTGCTGCTTTGCAGCGCTCCGCCAGCTCCTGGGCAATGGCAACTACTTCTTCGTATGGCACTGGGTGCTTGTCCGATTTTTCGTAACGTTGCGCTTTCTGTCGCTCCCTGTACGCTCGCTGTTTCTCGGCGGGCGTCATCGCCTTTCCGGTAGCAGGGCGCCCGCGCTTGCGCTTGGCCGGCTGCTCGTCCAGGGGGAGGGCTTGGGTTTGCTTGTCTGCTGGGTCGATCATGGCGAAGGGTCCGTTTCGTTGTCCGTGCCCTAATTATAGTAACGTTACCGTAAATGCGCTAATTGCATGTTGCTATCGCACCCGCACGCACCATAGATATAGTAACGTTACCTTAATTCATCCTCGACCTCGCCGCTCGCGGCGATTAGTCGCCTGCACGACCTGAACTGATCGCCTCGTCGTCACCGCGACGATACCCGCGCAGCGGCCGATCTCCCCTCAACGAAAAAGCCCCCGACGGCCTCAACGGCTCGCCAGGGGCTTCTCGCGATCTTCGTCCTACTGTCCCGCCACCAGCTCAACCCGCGCCCCGATCTGCCCAAATGGAACCGCTCCTGGGCGTCTCTCTGCCGCTCTCCCAAGACCCTCAGCACCGCCTCTGGTCAGGTCACGATAGTTGCTCGGTTTCAGCAGCGCTTTTCAGCTGGTCGGCGGTGGGGGTGCTGTTACACCCCCACTTCGGTATGGATATCCGTACTACTCCACCTCTATCACCACGTCCCCCGAGGTGCTGATCTGCACATAAGGCACTGATTTATCTAGGATTTTGTGTACCAGCTCGCTGTCGCGCATCGGCGGCATGCCGCGCTTTACCAGTAACTTGTTGATTTCTATGCATTTTTGCCTGATGGCCTCTTGTTCGGCGTTCGTCAGGCGGATCGTTGCTGGCATTTTCGTTTGGCCCATATTGACACCCATCAATCAGCATACGTGCATGCATGTGATTTGTGTTGACGCATGCAAGTTCACGGGTATACATTCCGCGCCAATGTGATTTGCATGCATGCATGCAACGGGGGCAGGGATGTTTATCGATTGGCTGAGCGTCACACAGGAACATGACCACGACTTACCCGTGGTCTGTGACGTATTTCGCCAAACCATCGATGCTCACACCGGCGAGGTTCTGGCGACCAGCCAGCCGCGCTTCCAGCACGAAGCCAGCTACAGCACCGGTATCAATCTGAGCGTCCAGGGCCGCAAGATCACCATCGAAGGCAATCCCTCGCGCATTGGCCGGATCGACAACCTGTTCGGCCATACCACCATCGAACAGTGCATCACCGTCTACAACCGCATCCTCGACCTCTACGGCCTGCCGCACTTCACCCGCTGCACGACTCGCAGCCTTCGGGACGGGTGTTCCGGCGCGAGGGTAGGGGACTGGGTAGCGGATGGCGCAGTGATCACCATGATTCACCTGACAACGAACGTCGGGGTAGGTGAGGGCAACCAGCTCGACTACTTGCGTGCCGTTTCTGGTGTCCGCTTGGGCCGGAACCCCGGCTATCTGTACCCCAATGGTCGCGGCTGCACTTGGACCACTGAGGCGAACGGGAAGGGTGCCCGCCTGCAATATCGCAAGGCCTATGACAAGGCCTTCGAGATCGCGCAAAAGCTGATCCCAGCAATGCGCCGCCAATTCGGCGAAGACTCACGTGAGCTGGCATACGCCAACCAGCTTCACGACTACTGCCAACACGAAGGCGTGATCCGCTTCGAACAGGAACTCAAATCCGAGTACCTGGCCCGCGAAAACCTCCGCTATTGGGGCCTCATCGACGAAAGCCGTTTCCAAAGTATTCACGGCGAATTTCTGGCCCTCGACTCCCGACTCAAGGTGACCGCTATGGACCTCGCTTCCGTGTCTGAGCAGCTGATGCTCGAAAAGGTCGTGGACACTGTCCGCGCAGCAAACACTACCGCCATGTACGCCATCCAGTGGATGCATGGGCAGCGCCTCGATTTCAGCAAGTCGCAGGTCAAGACCCATGCCGCTCGCCTCAACCGGATCGGCATCGATATTCGTTCGCCCTTCGACATCACGCGCAATTCCCTGGTGTTCGTCCGCGACGCTCGCGAAGTCACCCCGGTCAAGAACCTCACGCCGCCTAGCTGGTACGAGCGTCCGAACCACCTGAGGGCTGTCGCATGAAAGCGCCTCTACGGTTCGCATTCGGCTGGGTCCTCTATGTCGCCATCTTCATGGCTGTCGCGCCCGCCGTCCGCACGTGCATCGACTTCGTAGAGCAGTGGCCTGTCGCCGGCCTCGTTTCGGCAGCGCTGGCCACCATAGCCATCCTGATCATCTTCGCCGTGGCCATGCCTCGCCTTTACCGGTGGCTTGACGCTCCGAGGGCTCAGCCATGACCCGAACTGTCAGCTTCCAAGGCACAGCGCTCAGCGCCTCCCAGCGTCGAAGCCTCCAGCTCCGCCAGCAGGTGCAAGCCTCCATGAAAGCAGCCCCGTCGATCCTGCAGGAGCTTGACGAGATCGACCGGACCATCGACTGGGAGGCTCGCCGCTACTGGAACCTCGTAGCCGATTTCAACCGTTACGGCCAGCTCGAATACCGCCAGAAAGGCACGCCTTGGGTAGGCGATACCTTCGGCCATTAACCCGCTGACGGGCACACCGCCTCCAGCTCACAGGGCCACAAAGCCCGCACATTAGGAGAAACACCATGCCCTTCGTATACCTCGGCATCACTCGCGACGCAGGCACCTCGAAGAAGACCCAGAACGCCTACGACATCTTGGTCGTGCACTACGCCGTCGACGCCGCTCAGTCCACGCGCCCAGACCGCAAGCAAGCCATCGGCCTGGAGCCGCAAAGCCTGCCGATCGCACCCGAGGCAGTCGCCCAGTTCCAGCGCGTTGAGCCGCTGTCCGCCGTCAACTTCGAGTTCGAACCGGACCCCCGCAACATGCAACGTAACCGTGTTTGCGGCGTGAAAGTAGCGCCCAAGTTGGCAGCCGCCGGAGCCAACTAACCATGTATTACGTCCAGGGCTATGACGAAGACGGTGCACTCGACGATGAAGAGTGCGAAACACTCGAAGACGCCGAGCAGATACTCGATCAGATGGTTCTGGACGGCGCGACAAAAGTTGAAGTTCTGAATGGCGACGGCGACGTCATCTTCGAACATGACGAAAACGAAGCCGAATACGAATAACGGAGTAACAACAGTGGATTGCACCGCACAACTAACCGCTGAATGCGTAACTACGGTGTTTTCCGCTGGATTCTTTCTCACGGTCACCTGTTGGGGCCTGGGAATAACCCTCGGCGTCGCTATCGGCGTCATTCGCAAACTGTAGGAGTAAAAACATGACTGAGATTTTCGGAGCTGTAGACATGACCGCCGTTGCCGCCTGGGTTGGCGCAACTGGTGTATTGATCATGGGCATTACCATGGCGTTCAAGGGGATCGACCTGGGCAAGCGTGGCATCAAAAAGGCCTGACACACTTTCTCGGGGGAGGGGCTTCGGCCCCTTCATTAATTATGGAAGCAGCGCAAATAGCACTTACGGCGGCGGATCTGGCGATGCTTGCCTATTCGCTTGTCTTTCTCGGCGGAGTAATTGGCGGATGGGCATTCATACTCGGAGTAAATCAGCGGCTCTAATCCTGGCATTAGCCACCTTCCATACTGCCCATGCGGCAACTCAAGTCGCGACCCCTACGTCCACATTCACCAACATCATGAACGCCGCTCAAAGCGCGATCGGCCTGCCATATGGCGATGCCGCGTTCTTTGGTCCCGAATTCACGGCTCAGCATACAGCAGGCTCCAGATTTACAGCTGGGCAGTCACTTCCATCATCTGGCACGCCGGGAAAAGTCCAAGTGGCGATCAAGCCGGTGGTTACGATCAACGCTGCTAAGGTCGGCAAGAGTATTGCGGGCGCCATCAAGGGAGGTGGTGTCCCCGGCATAATGGGTCAGGCCGCTGTCATGTGGGCCATCAATCAAATCCCCGGTGCCGAGATCGTAAATAATCAGCCTGTAATTATTACGACTGGCGACCCCGTTGCCCCGTCAACTCCAACCGACTATGGCTGGAAACCGTCATATAACAGAATCATTGAGAGCAAGTACGCGTCGCCCGATCTTGCGTGTAAGTCCCTCTCGGCGGCAATCAATGCCCAGTACAACTCATACATGCGAGCCGTATACAAAAACGCCCGTCGCGAGAACGATGGCTATTTTTCCTGCTTCTATCAGGAGCAAGTGCGTGCCTCATTTCAAGACCCTTGGGTCGATTACAAGGACCCGACAAACTTCCTTGGTTGGCAAATTGGAGCTGCCCGCGACGGCGCCCAGTGTCCAACAGGCACAACCTATGATCAGGCGACCGGAACATGCCGCGGCGCTGCGTCTACTGTGCCGTTCAACGACCAGAACTACTCGGACTTGGAGGAGGCCATCGCCTCCGTAAAGAACTCGGATTGGCTGCGCGACCTGACAAAGGCAAAGTGCCAGGGCGCTCTATCTCCAGAGGCCTGTTATCAGGACCTTGTCGACCGTCGCCCAAACCATGGCCCTTCCAGCCAAACTACGCCGCCAGTGTCGACGACAGCAACGAAGACCAATCCAGACGGCACCACTACAACAACCACCACTACCGTCCAGAATAAGTACGACTACACATATACCCAGAACAATTTCACCTATCGGACGACAACAACGACCACGACCACGACCGATGGAAAAACAACTACTGAGGTCGTTTCAGATACAACCGATCCGAATACTCCACCCTTCAAGGAACCGCAGTCTGAAGATTCAGACGAACCTATCGAGTTCACAGACTCCGAATTTCCGCAGGTCACACCCTTCTACGAGCAAAAGTACCCCGATGGGCTCTCGGGTGTATGGAATCAAGTTAGCGCGGATATTGGCAATTCAGCCTTTATTGGCTTCCTTAAGTCGTTCATCCCGACTTTCTCTGGTACTTGTCCGACGTTCGGACTCTCTTTCAATATCGCCTCATGGGCAAATTACGGCTCAATCTCGTTCTGGAATATGTGTTGGATATTCGACTTCATCAAAATCATCTTCTTGGTGACGGCTGTATTCACGGCCCGCGCGCTTACATTCGGAGGCTGAGGCATGGAAGCAATTGGAAGGTTTTTTACTGCCATACTTGCCAAGTTCGTTAACGCCGCTCAGTGGTTATTGGCTGTTTTCAAACAGATATTCATCGATCTTTGGAACATTGCCACTGACGCGATCTGCTGGCTATTTGAGGGATTGCTGTCTATTGCGGTGTCCGCGCTAAACGCCATCGATGCCCCCTTTGATCCTCAAACCTATTACAGCCTGATTCCGCCTGAAACTGTGCAGATGATGGGCGCGATTGGAGTAACCCAGGCTATCACTATCGTAGTCGGAGCCCTCGTAATTCGGTTCACCCTTCAAACTATCCCATTCGTCCGCTGGGGGTCGTAATGATTAACTTGATGCTTGGCCAGCCGGGCGGCGGCAAGTCACACGAAGCGGTTGTATTCCATTTGCTTCCCGCGTTGAAGCAAGGGCGCAAGGTCATTACGAACCTTGCCTTGGTCATGGAAAAGTTTCAGACGTATTTCCCGGAATACTGCCACCTGATCGAAATACGCGAGCCTTACACCGAACGCTATATCGACCCAAAGACCAAGGAGGAGGGCAGCCGCCTCGTCCGCCCCTTTAGCCAGGAAAGCCACTACGGCGACCCATGGCGGCAGGAGGGAACGGGTACAGGCCCGCTTTACATCATCGACGAATGCCATCTAGCGCTGCCGGTTCGGGGTACACCGGTCGAGGTCGAGGAGTGGTATTCGCTGCATCGTCACGAGGGCGCTGACGTTCTGCTCATTACGCAGAGCTACGGCAAAATCAACCGAGCGATCCGCGACCTCGTCCAGGTCGTGTACCGCTGCAAGAAGGCAACTGCCTTCGGTACCAATGATCGCTATATCCGCAAGGTGCAGGACGGGCTACGAGGGGAGGTCGTCAATACCTCCATACGCCAGTATGAGAAAACCTACTTCGGATTCTGGAAGAGTCACACTAGGTCATCATCTGCAGCTGCAGAACTCGAAGCTAACGATATCGTCCCTATCTGGAAGCGGTGGCCATTCAGGGGAGCAGCCCTCATGTTTGTACTCGCCGCCTGCATGATTACTTGGAACCTCAATCGCGACTCCGGCAAGGCGCCACCGCGAGTCAAAAGCCCTGAGCCAGCCGCTGTTGCCCAGGTTCAACAAGAGCCCGCCGCACCTGTTGTCGAGGTGGCGCAGCCACGCGGACCGGAACAGCAGCTACACCCGTACCAGGGCTATCAGCTTTTCCTCTCCGCGCTGATGAAGGGTGATCGACCGGATCAAGATGGCAATTCCCGGCCATACCTCGCCGGATATATCACCGTCGCGCAAAACGGCCAGCCGATCCGGCAGGTGTCCTTCCGCGACCTTACCGACGCCGGCTATACGATTACCTACGAGTCGCCGACCGTCATCGGCCTTGAGTACAAGGGCTATGACCTGGGCTATGTCATATCCGCGTTGCCGACCGTATCACTCGCCGGCAAGACCCCGGACAAGGCCGCAGGCGGATAACTGGGGGGAGTCCGCTTGCGGACGGGACCCGGTTATCCGCCAAGGACGCCGTCCGCCTTCCTGCCAGCCGAATGCTAGTCACCGGCCTACATTCGTGAGAGATTTCCGTGCCCACGCAACGGAAGCGCGACATGTCACTGATCGACCGCGAATGGTTTCACCGCAAGGAAAGCAAGCCCCACGGCCAGCCGCCACGCCATCAGCCATTGCCTGTAGAGCCGGGTCCGCCAGGACTAGCAGCCGCTGGTTTGATTGTCTTGGCGCTCGTGGCAGGTGTTCTTCTCTGGCGCTTCGCATAATGGGTAACGTTACGTTTAATCGGCTCCGGATAATGCTATAAGCTCCGGGGCCGATTTAATGTAACGTTGATTATGCGCTGCGCCGTCGATCTCGAATCCCATCTCATCAAGACCGCCGAACTCTACGCCCCAGGGCGTAAGGGTTCTGACGCTGTTTCGTGGATCCTCGATGACTACCCCCGGCTTGTTGCTGAGATCCGCGATCTGCGCCGCCGGGTAGCGCAGATTGACTCAGAGGCGCACGCCCTGGACGTTCGCCTAGCGGCGCTCCAAGAGGCTTGCCGGTCTATTCTTGATCTCTAGTTTTTAAGCCGACCATTGCGCGCAGTTTGTCCTCATCAGCCTGTAGTGCCGCTTCCTGCACGTTCATCGTGAGCGCTAGGTATTGCCACATAAGGTATACGCCGAACGACCACGCCTTTGCGGTTTCCGAGTTTGTGTCTGTAACCTTTTGGACTGTCCGCACCTGGTCAAACGCTGCTTCGGTCAGTTTTCGGTAGCTCAGGCCTTTCGACGCTTTTTCGTTACGTTGCGTCAATAGCTTCTCCAGCTGCTCAACTCGCTTTTCTGCTGCTTTGCAGCGCTCCGCCAGCTCCTGGGCAATGGCAACTACTTCTTCGTATGGCACTGGGTGCTTGTCCGATTTTTCGTAACGTTGCGCTTTCTGTCGCTCCCTGTACGCTCGCTGTTTCTCGGCGGGCGTCATCGCCTTTCCGGTAGCAGGGCGCCCGCGCTTGCGCTTGGCCGGCTGCTCGTCCAGGGGGAGGGCTTGGGTTTGCTTGTCTGCTGGGTCGATCATGGCGAAGGGTCCGTTTCGTTGTCCGTGCCCTAATTATAGTAACGTTACCGTAAATGCGCTAATTGCATGTTGCTATCGCACCCGCACGCACCATAGATATAGTAACGTTACCTTAATTCATCCTCGACCTCGCCGCTCGCGGCGATTAGTCGCCTGCACGACCTGAACTGATCGCCTCGTCGTCACCGCGACGATACCCGCGCAGCGGCCGATCTCCCCTCAACGAAAAAGCCCCCGACGGCCTCAACGGCTCGCCAGGGGCTTCTCGCGATCTTCGTCCTACTGTCCCGCCACCAGCTCAACCCGCGCCCCGATCTGCCCAAATGGAACCGCTCCTGGGCGTCTCTCTGCCGCTCTCCCAAGACCCTCAGCACCGCCTCTGGTCAGGTCACGATAGTTGCTCGGTTTCAGCAGCGCTTTTCAGCTGGTCGGCGGTGGGGGTGCTGTTACACCCCCACTTCGGTATGGATATCCGTACTACTCCACCTCTATCACCACGTCCCCCGAGGTGCTGATCTGCACATAAGGCACTGATTTATCTAGGATTTTGTGTACCAGCTCGCTGTCGCGCATCGGCGGCATGCCGCGCTTTACCAGTAACTTGTTGATTTCTATGCATTTTTGCCTGATGGCCTCTTGTTCGGCGTTCGTCAGGCGGATCGTTGCTGGCATTTTCGTTTGGCCCATATTGACACCCATCAATCAGCATACGTGCATGCATGTGATTTGTGTTGACGCATGCAAGTTCACGGGTATACATTCCGCGCCAATGTGATTTGCATGCATGCATGCAACGGGGGCAGGGATGTTTATCGATTGGCTGAGCGTCACACAGGAACATGACCACGACTTACCCGTGGTCTGTGACGTATTTCGCCAAACCATCGATGCTCACACCGGCGAGGTTCTGGCGACCAGCCAGCCGCGCTTCCAGCACGAAGCCAGCTACAGCACCGGTATCAATCTGAGCGTCCAGGGCCGCAAGATCACCATCGAAGGCAATCCCTCGCGCATTGGCCGGATCGACAACCTGTTCGGCCATACCACCATCGAACAGTGCATCACCGTCTACAACCGCATCCTCGACCTCTACGGCCTGCCGCACTTCACCCGCTGCACGACTCGCAGCCTTCGGGACGGGTGTTCCGGCGCGAGGGTAGGGGACTGGGTAGCGGATGGCGCAGTGATCACCATGATTCACCTGACAACGAACGTCGGGGTAGGTGAGGGCAACCAGCTCGACTACTTGCGTGCCGTTTCTGGTGTCCGCTTGGGCCGGAACCCCGGCTATCTGTACCCCAATGGTCGCGGCTGCACTTGGACCACTGAGGCGAACGGGAAGGGTGCCCGCCTGCAATATCGCAAGGCCTATGACAAGGCCTTCGAGATCGCGCAAAAGCTGATCCCAGCAATGCGCCGCCAATTCGGCGAAGACTCACGTGAGCTGGCATACGCCAACCAGCTTCACGACTACTGCCAACACGAAGGCGTGATCCGCTTCGAACAGGAACTCAAATCCGAGTACCTGGCCCGCGAAAACCTCCGCTATTGGGGCCTCATCGACGAAAGCCGTTTCCAAAGTATTCACGGCGAATTTCTGGCCCTCGACTCCCGACTCAAGGTGACCGCTATGGACCTCGCTTCCGTGTCTGAGCAGCTGATGCTCGAAAAGGTCGTGGACACTGTCCGCGCAGCAAACACTACCGCCATGTACGCCATCCAGTGGATGCATGGGCAGCGCCTCGATTTCAGCAAGTCGCAGGTCAAGACCCATGCCGCTCGCCTCAACCGGATCGGCATCGATATTCGTTCGCCCTTCGACATCACGCGCAATTCCCTGGTGTTCGTCCGCGACGCTCGCGAAGTCACCCCGGTCAAGAACCTCACGCCGCCTAGCTGGTACGAGCGTCCGAACCACCTGAGGGCTGTCGCATGAAAGCGCCTCTACGGTTCGCATTCGGCTGGGTCCTCTATGTCGCCATCTTCATGGCTGTCGCGCCCGCCGTCCGCACGTGCATCGACTTCGTAGAGCAGTGGCCTGTCGCCGGCCTCGTTTCGGCAGCGCTGGCCACCATAGCCATCCTGATCATCTTCGCCGTGGCCATGCCTCGCCTTTACCGGTGGCTTGACGCTCCGAGGGCTCAGCCATGACCCGAACTGTCAGCTTCCAAGGCACAGCGCTCAGCGCCTCCCAGCGTCGAAGCCTCCAGCTCCGCCAGCAGGTGCAAGCCTCCATGAAAGCAGCCCCGTCGATCCTGCAGGAGCTTGACGAGATCGACCGGACCATCGACTGGGAGGCTCGCCGCTACTGGAACCTCGTAGCCGATTTCAACCGTTACGGCCAGCTCGAATACCGCCAGAAAGGCACGCCTTGGGTAGGCGATACCTTCGGCCATTAACCCGCTGACGGGCACACCGCCTCCAGCTCACAGGGCCACAAAGCCCGCACATTAGGAGAAACACCATGCCCTTCGTATACCTCGGCATCACTCGCGACGCAGGCACCTCGAAGAAGACCCAGAACGCCTACGACATCTTGGTCGTGCACTACGCCGTCGACGCCGCTCAGTCCACGCGCCCAGACCGCAAGCAAGCCATCGGCCTGGAGCCGCAAAGCCTGCCGATCGCACCCGAGGCAGTCGCCCAGTTCCAGCGCGTTGAGCCGCTGTCCGCCGTCAACTTCGAGTTCGAACCGGACCCCCGCAACATGCAACGTAACCGTGTTTGCGGCGTGAAAGTAGCGCCCAAGTTGGCAGCCGCCGGAGCCAACTAACCATGTATTACGTCCAGGGCTATGACGAAGACGGTGCACTCGACGATGAAGAGTGCGAAACACTCGAAGACGCCGAGCAGATACTCGATCAGATGGTTCTGGACGGCGCGACAAAAGTTGAAGTTCTGAATGGCGACGGCGACGTCATCTTCGAACATGACGAAAACGAAGCCGAATACGAATAACGGAGTAACAACAGTGGATTGCACCGCACAACTAACCGCTGAATGCGTAACTACGGTGTTTTCCGCTGGATTCTTTCTCACGGTCACCTGTTGGGGCCTGGGAATAACCCTCGGCGTCGCTATCGGCGTCATTCGCAAACTGTAGGAGTAAAAACATGACTGAGATTTTCGGAGCTGTAGACATGACCGCCGTTGCCGCCTGGGTTGGCGCAACTGGTGTATTGATCATGGGCATTACCATGGCGTTCAAGGGGATCGACCTGGGCAAGCGTGGCATCAAAAAGGCCTGACACACTTTCTCGGGGGAGGGGCTTCGGCCCCTTCATTAATTATGGAAGCAGCGCAAATAGCACTTACGGCGGCGGATCTGGCGATGCTTGCCTATTCGCTTGTCTTTCTCGGCGGAGTAATTGGCGGATGGGCATTCATACTCGGAGTAAATCAGCGGCTCTAATCCTGGCATTAGCCACCTTCCATACTGCCCATGCGGCAACTCAAGTCGCGACCCCTACGTCCACATTCACCAACATCATGAACGCCGCTCAAAGCGCGATCGGCCTGCCATATGGCGATGCCGCGTTCTTTGGTCCCGAATTCACGGCTCAGCATACAGCAGGCTCCAGATTTACAGCTGGGCAGTCACTTCCATCATCTGGCACGCCGGGAAAAGTCCAAGTGGCGATCAAGCCGGTGGTTACGATCAACGCTGCTAAGGTCGGCAAGAGTATTGCGGGCGCCATCAAGGGAGGTGGTGTCCCCGGCATAATGGGTCAGGCCGCTGTCATGTGGGCCATCAATCAAATCCCCGGTGCCGAGATCGTAAATAATCAGCCTGTAATTATTACGACTGGCGACCCCGTTGCCCCGTCAACTCCAACCGACTATGGCTGGAAACCGTCATATAACAGAATCATTGAGAGCAAGTACGCGTCGCCCGATCTTGCGTGTAAGTCCCTCTCGGCGGCAATCAATGCCCAGTACAACTCATACATGCGAGCCGTATACAAAAACGCCCGTCGCGAGAACGATGGCTATTTTTCCTGCTTCTATCAGGAGCAAGTGCGTGCCTCATTTCAAGACCCTTGGGTCGATTACAAGGACCCGACAAACTTCCTTGGTTGGCAAATTGGAGCTGCCCGCGACGGCGCCCAGTGTCCAACAGGCACAACCTATGATCAGGCGACCGGAACATGCCGCGGCGCTGCGTCTACTGTGCCGTTCAACGACCAGAACTACTCGGACTTGGAGGAGGCCATCGCCTCCGTAAAGAACTCGGATTGGCTGCGCGACCTGACAAAGGCAAAGTGCCAGGGCGCTCTATCTCCAGAGGCCTGTTATCAGGACCTTGTCGACCGTCGCCCAAACCATGGCCCTTCCAGCCAAACTACGCCGCCAGTGTCGACGACAGCAACGAAGACCAATCCAGACGGCACCACTACAACAACCACCACTACCGTCCAGAATAAGTACGACTACACATATACCCAGAACAATTTCACCTATCGGACGACAACAACGACCACGACCACGACCGATGGAAAAACAACTACTGAGGTCGTTTCAGATACAACCGATCCGAATACTCCACCCTTCAAGGAACCGCAGTCTGAAGATTCAGACGAACCTATCGAGTTCACAGACTCCGAATTTCCGCAGGTCACACCCTTCTACGAGCAAAAGTACCCCGATGGGCTCTCGGGTGTATGGAATCAAGTTAGCGCGGATATTGGCAATTCAGCCTTTATTGGCTTCCTTAAGTCGTTCATCCCGACTTTCTCTGGTACTTGTCCGACGTTCGGACTCTCTTTCAATATCGCCTCATGGGCAAATTACGGCTCAATCTCGTTCTGGAATATGTGTTGGATATTCGACTTCATCAAAATCATCTTCTTGGTGACGGCTGTATTCACGGCCCGCGCGCTTACATTCGGAGGCTGAGGCATGGAAGCAATTGGAAGGTTTTTTACTGCCATACTTGCCAAGTTCGTTAACGCCGCTCAGTGGTTATTGGCTGTTTTCAAACAGATATTCATCGATCTTTGGAACATTGCCACTGACGCGATCTGCTGGCTATTTGAGGGATTGCTGTCTATTGCGGTGTCCGCGCTAAACGCCATCGATGCCCCCTTTGATCCTCAAACCTATTACAGCCTGATTCCGCCTGAAACTGTGCAGATGATGGGCGCGATTGGAGTAACCCAGGCTATCACTATCGTAGTCGGAGCCCTCGTAATTCGGTTCACCCTTCAAACTATCCCATTCGTCCGCTGGGGGTCGTAATGATTAACTTGATGCTTGGCCAGCCGGGCGGCGGCAAGTCACACGAAGCGGTTGTATTCCATTTGCTTCCCGCGTTGAAGCAAGGGCGCAAGGTCATTACGAACCTTGCCTTGGTCATGGAAAAGTTTCAGACGTATTTCCCGGAATACTGCCACCTGATCGAAATACGCGAGCCTTACACCGAACGCTATATCGACCCAAAGACCAAGGAGGAGGGCAGCCGCCTCGTCCGCCCCTTTAGCCAGGAAAGCCACTACGGCGACCCATGGCGGCAGGAGGGAACGGGTACAGGCCCGCTTTACATCATCGACGAATGCCATCTAGCGCTGCCGGTTCGGGGTACACCGGTCGAGGTCGAGGAGTGGTATTCGCTGCATCGTCACGAGGGCGCTGACGTTCTGCTCATTACGCAGAGCTACGGCAAAATCAACCGAGCGATCCGCGACCTCGTCCAGGTCGTGTACCGCTGCAAGAAGGCAACTGCCTTCGGTACCAATGATCGCTATATCCGCAAGGTGCAGGACGGGCTACGAGGGGAGGTCGTCAATACCTCCATACGCCAGTATGAGAAAACCTACTTCGGATTCTGGAAGAGTCACACTAGGTCATCATCTGCAGCTGCAGAACTCGAAGCTAACGATATCGTCCCTATCTGGAAGCGGTGGCCATTCAGGGGAGCAGCCCTCATGTTTGTACTCGCCGCCTGCATGATTACTTGGAACCTCAATCGCGACTCCGGCAAGGCGCCACCGCGAGTCAAAAGCCCTGAGCCAGCCGCTGTTGCCCAGGTTCAACAAGAGCCCGCCGCACCTGTTGTCGAGGTGGCGCAGCCACGCGGACCGGAACAGCAGCTACACCCGTACCAGGGCTATCAGCTTTTCCTCTCCGCGCTGATGAAGGGTGATCGACCGGATCAAGATGGCAATTCCCGGCCATACCTCGCCGGATATATCACCGTCGCGCAAAACGGCCAGCCGATCCGGCAGGTGTCCTTCCGCGACCTTACCGACGCCGGCTATACGATTACCTACGAGTCGCCGACCGTCATCGGCCTTGAGTACAAGGGCTATGACCTGGGCTATGTCATATCCGCGTTGCCGACCGTATCACTCGCCGGCAAGACCCCGGACAAGGCCGCAGGCGGATAACTGGGGGGAGTCCGCTTGCGGACGGGACCCGGTTATCCGCCAAGGACGCCGTCCGCCTTCCTGCCAGCCGAATGCTAGTCACCGGCCTACATTCGTGAGAGATTTCCGTGCCCACGCAACGGAAGCGCGACATGTCACTGATCGACCGCGAATGGTTTCACCGCAAGGAAAGCAAGCCCCACGGCCAGCCGCCACGCCATCAGCCATTGCCTGTAGAGCCGGGTCCGCCAGGACTAGCAGCCGCTGGTTTGATTGTCTTGGCGCTCGTGGCAGGTGTTCTTCTCTGGCGCTTCGCATAATCTATATTATGTTAAATTGGATATGGGTTGCGTCTGCCAGTTCCGTTTCCTCGTGTGGCTCCTGACAATAAAAGAGACAAATCTTGCTCAAAAAAAATACAGATTAATCAATGATATGGAAGCTGCAGGATCCTGGAGACCCTTTCGTTGCCCGCCGATATACAGTCAAAAAAGTGGACTCCTGAAGCAATTTTGACTGGTTAAAAAAAATAAAAACAAGACTAGAAATGCTCTGCTACGGTTACGGAAAGCAACTCTAGATTTCGCCACCGGCCGCTGGAGTCTCCGATGCCAGCATACACCATAGACCCGCATCCACTCTTTGCCGGTCCCGAGTCAATGGTCCTGGGCATCGAGCAGTATTATGCTCGCTACCCCTGTGTTGCGGCCTACCTCAAGAGTTTCTCGACTGAGCTTGATGTCGAGAAGGATTTTAAATGGAGCCTGCGCTTCCTTGCGCGCCATAACCGTGCCCCGGGGACTTTCGGTAATTACCGTACATTTGTTGAGCGCTTGCTTCTTTGGAGCTGGGTTTTTGCCGGAAAATCGGCGTTGACGTTAAACCGTGATCAATTTGGACAGTTCCTCTCTTTCTGCAAAAAGCCACCTTCGAATTGGGTCGGTGCTTCGCCGGCGGTCCGATTTATTCAAGATGATGGGAATTGGACTTTTAACGAAGGCTGGCGACCTTTCGATATTCGAAGCCAAACAGAGGCTGACTCCTATCGACCGTTTACGGGTACCTTGCGACAGATACACAGCATCTGTAGTTCTTTTTACAATTTTCTCCATGCAGAAGATGCGGCAGCACTCAATCCGGTCACTGCGTCTCGATCGCACAATGGAAATGCAGAGAGTGGGATTTACCCTGTTCGCAGATATCTTAGTTCAGACCAGCTATATCATGTATTACGGATTCTAGAGTGCCGCGCAGTAGTCAATCCGACAGACGAGCGTGCTCTTTTTATAGTGGCGGCGACGGTTTTTATGTACTTGCGAGCTGCGGATCTCGCAAAATCTGGCGAATACTGTCCAAGTATGGATTGCTTCGTGCTTGAGGACGGCAAGTGGTGGCTGGTGCTAGATGCTCCAGGCACGCCGTCGCAAAGGCTCGCAGTCAACCCAAAATTCTTGCCCTATCTGAAACGCTACCGGAAAAGCCGAGGTCTATCGCCGTTGCCGGAGCAAGATGAGGGAGTACCCATGTTGGAGACTAGCTATGGGCGTCCGGGGCTTTCTGTTCGTCAAATTCGAGATATTGTTCAAGGAGCTCTCAGACAGGTGCATGCGGCTATTACCTCTTCAGGAGAATGTGGTGATCATTGGAATGTTTTACTTGGATCTAGCCTCAGGTTTTTGAGGGACAGTGGCGCGAGGAGTGCTGCTCAAACCCGCGAGCCCGCCGAACTGCAGCGAGATCTACGTATTACGAGTATCGCTTACACCTACGGCAGATATTACCGTGAGTGAAGTAACGACCAGCTTGCGGTCAAGGTGCTTGTAATATCCGATAATCACCAGACCCGGATATTGCTCTATACTGATCCAGAAGCGCTGATTTAGATGCATTCTTTAGTGATCTGAACTAAAGATTCGAATTTCTGGTAACTACAGATTCGAAACGGGATTGAGCTCTCCGTTTCTAACCTTCGGTTCACTCTGTGCCCTCCCGTTTCCAATCTTTGGTTCACGTGCTTCGCCGTTTCTAATCTTCAGTTCACCGGAGCGTCCATTCGATTCGGTCACGCATCTCTCGATCAGTTGATCCCCTAAGCATCCGGAACTAGCCTGAATGAGTACAACGCACGTCGCGCTCGGGTACGCACGCCGATGGCTATTAGGGCTTAGAGCCGGGATCAACGTCATGAAGATCGCGCCACAACCTCTTTTTGAGGTGCTTACTCGCTTCAAAAAGCTCGAGTTTCAATCCCCAGAGCTGCGATATGAGCTACCTGAGGTGCGCGCATTTCTGGAAGGGTTTCCAGCGGCGCTTCGCGCCAAGGAGGGATACGTTGCAGTACGTGCTTTCCTAAAAACCTGCAGCGATAACGAGACAACATTCAACAGCTACCGCACTGATGCAGAGCGCTTACTCCTTTGGTCGCTCCTGGAGGCCCAGAAGCCGCTCCTAGAGCTCAACCACTCGGATAGCGAGAGCTTCGTAGCATTCTGCCTTAAGCCGCCGAGCAGCTGGGTTGGGCCGGTTGTAAGGGACAGGTTCACTCGCATTGGCAGTCGGATGGCGCATGAGTCAGACAGCTACATGGTCAATGCCGACTGGCGGCCTTTCAATTGGCACAATCCCAAAAGCGATCGATCTACCTCCTCAGGATGCACCCCTCCTCCGCTATCCGGCCCACCATTGGGCCTATCTCAGGCGACCCTTAATAAGTGCATATCTGTATGCAAATGCCTCTTTGTCTATGCCGTTGGTGAGGATCTAACCGAGGTCAACCCATTCGCCTCTAACCGCCTTCCTTCACGGGGAAGACGTATTCCAGGGAGCAATGGAGCGCGTTCGCTGAGCAAGGATCAATGGCTATACGTGATTGATACAGCAACTGGTATGGCTTCAGAAGACGTCCGACATGAGCGGACGCTGTTCTGATCTTGCCCAGCACGAGTGGACACCCCGTTAAGCGATAAACTGCAACGAGGTGAACCATCTACCAGTACAGCCGCAACCCCATGTATCTGGGCTTCGCCATCATCCTAGCAGCTTGGGCGCTGGCCCTGGGCTCGCCTCTAACCCTGCTGGGCGTGGTTGCCTTCGTGCTGTACATGAACCGTTTCCAGATCGCACCCGAAGAGTGGGCGCTAGAGGCGCTGTTCGGCGAATCATTCGTTCGCTACCGCGCCCGCGTCCGCCGCTGGATCTGA